TGCACAACGGCAAGCCAACCGAGATCCAGTGGTCCAGCAATCAGGTCGTCTTTCCCAAGATTGACGGACTGCCGCCAACCATCAAGGGCGAGCCGTGGCACGAAGGCGGCGTCAGTCCCTATTCGGCTGTCTGCATGGCTTGGGCCGGGATGGACAGTGCCATCCGTGGAATCAATATCCGAGGCAACCGGCCCGACTTCGTTCTGGTCGATGACCCTGAGACGCGGGAAAGTGCGTTCCATGAGAACCAAGTCGAAACGCGGGACGTGATCCTGAATCGGGACGTGGCCGGACTTGCCGACGGGCGAAAGCGGCTGAGCCGTGTGGTGCTCTGTACGATTCAGAACAACCGCTGTCTTGCCGAGAAACTGACCAACCAGGCGAAGGCTCCCAGCTGGAACGGGCGACGGTACAGCGGCGTCCGTCAGTGGCCGGAGCGTGCAGACCTGTGGCAGCAGTATATGGACCTGCGGCAGGAAGACCAGCGAGCGGGCGACGGATGCGGCATCAATGCAACCGCATTTTACATTGCCAACCGGGCCGACATGGACGCCGCGGCCGAGGTGCTGAATCCCGAACGCTACAGCCGGGCAATGACCCGCGACGGCAAAAGCATCGAGCTTTCGGCCTTGCAGGCGGTCTACAACCTGATCGCCGATAACGGCCTGAACTACGTGTTGACCGAAATTCAGAACGCCCCGCCCGAGGAAGAGCAGGCCGAGACGCTGGGACTGACAGCTCACAAGGTGGCCAGCCGCATCAGTGGCCTCGAGCAGCACGACCTGCCGAAAGTGGAAGACGTCAAGATTACCGTGGGCCTCGACCTTGGCAAATACTACAGCCATTGGACCAAGATCGCATGGTTCGGCAATGCGACTGGCGTGGTCATTGACTATGGCGTGATGGAAACGCCAGGCATGCAGGCGGCAACCGACGCACAGGCCGTTGAGATTGCCCTGCTTCAAAGCCTCCAGCTGTGGCGCAGCGACATCATGGCGCGGAACCCGCCAGACTTCTGCCTCGTAGACTCGGGCGATTATTCGGCGGCCGTGTATGAGTTTATACGGAGGGTGGGCGGGACGCCGTTTGCCTGCTCCAAGGGTTATGCCGCGAGCAAGTTTCACCTGGGCACAGAGTCGCCGACCCGTCGCCTGTTCGATCACAGCTACGCCAACCACCAGCCGCAGGAACGGATATGGCTTTACATCGTGGACGTAGAGCACTGGAAGGGCTGGCTGCAGGAGCGGTTCATGACGGCCACGTTCAACGAGGCTCATCAGTGGAACGACGGCAGCCTCAGCCTGTACGTCGGGCACGATAAGAAGCGGCACATGGCGTTCAGCCATCACATCGTGGCCGAGATGCGGGAAGAGCAGTTTGTGCCGGGCAAGGGCGTTGTCCGCAAGTGGAAAGAGCTTTCCAAAAACAACCACTATTTAGACGCCACGGCATTGGCCTGTGCGGCAGCGGGGTGTCTGGGCGTGCGATTGATTCCGCGCGTCACGTCCGAACAGATGCAAAAGGCAATTGCCAGATCGGAACAGAAGACCAGCCCGCGAAGCCGTCCTGGCATCGTCGCCAGTACGCCGCATGGGCAGGCATTTGTGGCAACTCAAAGGAACAAGTGATGGCGAAGTCGAAGAAGATGGAACTGCCAACCGTGGACGATGCGGCAATCGACCAGCAGGAAATCGCGAGCGAGCAGCTGGCCGACGCAGCCGCGGCCGCACCGCCAGCAAGGATGTCGACGCAGACCAAGAGCGTAAACGTGCCGCTGGCCAGTACAGACTTCGGTTATCTGCCTCGGCGGATTGACCTGCGGAAACTGACCAAACGACAAAGCGGAGTTTTGCGGCAACTGCAGGAAGCACTTAGCGGCCAAGGCGTGCGGCTGGCCGATGGAAGCCCGATCAAGAATCCGGCCAACGCCATCAAGTGGCTACTGGAATCGGTTGCGGCTGAGTAGGTGCGGAAATTCCGCACTTTTGCGCGGCAGATATTTCGGCTGGCCGGGCGTCCAGTTGGTTACTATTTGGCCATGACAACCTTCGACCTCGAAGACATCGAAAACGACGTGCTGACCTATGCCGATTGGGAAGAGCAAGGCAGCGTTTCGCGTGCCCGCTCGTTCATCACTGCGGCCAATCGATGGTGCATTCTGCGGGCGGACAGTGCCAGCAATCAGGGCAGCAGCCTGAGCACCAATAAGCAATGGGTGATGAACATGCTGGCGCGTGCCCAGTCCTTCGTTGCCGCAGCTGACACTGCCTCGGCCTCGAAAAGCCGCGTTCGTTTCCTCAGCGTCAATCAAGGATTCCGCGACTGATGACCGCCTCTCCCCGCAAGCGAAAAAACATCGCCACGGAGTTTGACTCTATCCGTGCCGATTACGACATGAGCCGGGAAAGCCGTTTCATTCGCAAGCGAACCGGGCTGGCTCCGCGCGGCGGCAGTGCGGATTTCCACTATCGCAGCGAAGAGTTCTACTACCGAGACATCGAAAAAGCCCGCGACATGGACCGCAATGACGCCATCGTCGGGCAGACCATCGACCGGGCAGTGGCCAACATCGTGCAGGACGGTTTCACGCTGGACGTGCGAACCGGCGACAGCCAGCTAGACCTCGAGCTGTGGCAGCGGTGGCAGGACTGGAGCAGCAACGCCGACGCCTGCGACATGGCGGGCGAGTTTACGTTCCAGGACATCGAGCGGCATGTGATGCGTTCGATGCTGCTGGATGGCGACATCGTGGCTCTCGGCACTGCTGGCGGCCAACTGCAGATGATCGAAGCTCACAGCATCCAGACGCTCACGCCGCAGGAGAACACCTTCCTCGGCGTGACCCGCGACCAGTACGGAAAACGCATTCAGTATTGGTACACCGCCGACAAACGCGAAGGACTGTCGGCCGTTGTCGCCAATCTCAAGGAAACGGCCATCCCGATTGACGTGCGGGACGAAGAGGGCAACCGGGTCCTGTTCCATGTCTACAACCCAAAGCGAACGAACCAGACGCGAGGAGTCACGGCACTGGCTCCCATCTTTTCGGTCGCCGGGATGTTTGAAGACATTAACTTCGCGAAGTTGGTACAGCAGCAGGTGGTCAGCTGCTTTGCCATCTTCCGCAAACGCAACGCCATTGCTGGCGGTGGGCCGCTGCCATCGACTGACGGTTACGGACTGCCTCAAACCGAATCGACCGGAGCGGGCAACCGCTATATCGAGAACATCGGACCCGGCATGGAAATCATCGGGGCCGAAGGCGAGGAACTGCAGGGCTTTTCCCCGAACGTGCCCAACGCTGAGTTTTTCGACCACGTCAAGCTGATGCTGCAAATCATCGGCGTTAATCTCGGCCTGCCGCTGTGCCTGGTTCTGATGGACGGCAGCGAGACGAACTTCAGCGGCTGGCGCGGTGCGGTGGACGAAGCCCGCAAGGGATTCAAGGCCAACCAGCAGAATCTGGTCAACCGCCTGCATCAACCGGTTTATGAATGGAAAGTTCGCCAGTGGATTGCCGAGGACCGGACGCTGCGGGCAGCAGTCCGGCAAGACGGCGTCGACATCTTTGGCCATCGCTGGAACGCACCGACTTGGCAATACATCGACCCGGTCGCCGATGCCCAAGGTGACGCCCTGCGGATTCAAAACGCATTGACCAGCCCACGACGATTGCACGCCGAAGGTGGCCGGGACTGGGAAGAGATCGCCGACGAGATTGTGGCCGACATGAGCTATGCCATCTCGCAGGCCAAACGCAAGGCAGCAGAAATCAACGCCACGTTTAACGATAACGCTCCGGTCCACTGGCGGGAACTGATCAGCCTGCCAATGCCTGCTGGCATTCAGATGACGATGCAGGACAGCCAAGCGATGGCACAGCAGGCTGAGGCACAGGCCGAGGCGACCGCTGCCGAGCAGGCACCAACCGCCGAGATGGTCGGCGTTGGCCGCAAGAACTGGCAGAACGCTCGCAAGGCAATCAACGACATCCTGAAGGAACTGACTGGCGGGCAAATCAGCGAACGACGGGCACGCCTCGAGCTGGACAGCCTCGGCGTCCCGGCCAGCAAGATTGATGTCTACATCGAAGACGCCAGCGACGGCACGATTGACACGCCAGAGGAGCAGCTAACCGATGAATGAAATCAAGCTATACGGAGCCATCGGCTATCCCGGCATCACCAGTGCAACCTTTAAGTCGCTGCTGGCCGACTGCGATCCGTCGCAGGAGCTGGTCATCCGCATCGACAGCGAAGGCGGCAGCGTGTTCGACGGCCTCGGCATCCACGACGCCATCGCAGCATGGCCGGGGCCAGTGCGGGCCGTGGTTGAGTCCAGTGCGTTCAGCATCGCCAGCTTTATCGCAATGGCGGCCGGACGTGTGGAGATCACCGAGAACGGCTACCTGATGCTACACAACCCCTACACGGTGACCGAAGGCGACAGCGAAGAGCTGCAGAAGCAAGCCGACCTTCTGGGCAAGCTCAGCGACAGCATGGTTACAGCCTACGCCACCAAGACAGGAAAGAGCCGCGAAGAGGTCGAGGCCGTCATGCGTGCCGAGACCTGGCTGGATGCCCGAGAGGCACAGGCCAGCGGATTCGTCGATTCAATTCTGCCGACTGCCCGCAAGAGCGTGGCCGTTGCCAGATTCACAGGAAACATGCCGGAGCGGGTGCAGTCGTCGCTGAATGTCAGCGACCACTCGAGCGGCGAAACTGCTGACCAAAAGGAGCAATACCAAATGAGCAGCAATCCCAAGCCCGTCGCGACCGTGAAATTTATTCAGGCTCGCTTCGGTAAGGCGTCATCGGACTTTATCGTCAAGGCAGTCGCTGCCGAGATGACCGAAGACCAAGTCGCCGAGATGTATTACAGCGAGATGGTCACCGAGAACGAACAGCTCAAGGCCAAAATCGCCGCGATGGAGGAGGAGATGGTCGCACTCAAGGCTAAGGCTGAGGAGATGACCGTCACCGAAGTCGAAGAGGAATACGACGAAGAGGAAAAGATGGTCGTGATGCCAGCCGCCAAGGCTCGTCCTGGCGTGGCTCCGGTGGCATCTGTCACCTCCTCGAAGCCGGTCTTTACTGCCAAGGCTCAGTGGGACGGCGTCGTTGCCACCTACACGGCACAGGGACTGAAGAAGGCCGACGCTGCCCGCAAGGCGGCACGCGAACACGCTGCCCTGCGTGACGCAGTCATCGCCGAAGCAAACAACAAGTAACCAAACACAAGGAGCGAAAACATGAGTCAATACGTAGAAGCAGCAGTCCGGGGCTTTGCCGCTGGGGCTGCAATTGGTCAGTTCCTGCGAGTGTACCTGACCGCCAGCAACACTCTGGCGCTGGCAGGTGCAAACGACTACGGCATCGGCACGATGGAAGACCCATCGACCGCTGCCAACGAGCAGGTCGGCGTGCGGCTGAACAGTGCGCAGGGAAGCCGAAAGTGCGTGGCCAACGGCGCGATCACTGTTGGCGACCCGGTGTATCTGGCTGCATCCGGCAAGGTCGGTGCAAGCGGCTCGGTTCGCTACGGCACCGCACTGGAAGCCGCCACGGCCGACAACGACATCATCGAGGTTTTGGTTGACGGCAACACCGGAGGCGTACAGCACCTGCGAGTGCGAACGACCACGG